CTCCTCGCGGCTCAGGACGGTTTGGTGCCAGTTGGGTGATAGAGTGGTGCATCTGATTACGTGTTCAAGAAAAAACTGCCCGCCACTTTTAACACGGTAACCATACCCGCTCTTGACTGGCTTTTCTTTTCCGGACGAGAAATAAATCTCGGATGGCCTGCTGACTTGGCACGCCCAATTTGCCCTATACGGCCACCCCTTCCCGCTGGCGTGGATTGCGTCGGCGAGGAACTGCTTGCTTTTGGTGAGTTGAGTCTTCCCGTTGATGGTGACTTGTAATTTTGATTTGCTCATTGTTGTTGCTCCTGTGCGTGTCTTTGAAGCCTGTGACTGAGTTCTTGCAAGTTCAGCACAATCAATGCCCTTTCCGAAAGCCGAATGTTTCTCATGGCATTCATTACCTGCAAGGGAAATCCCCTATATTCAGCCAGTTCTTTGTCTTTCAGCATTATGTCAAGAAAGGCAAGCGGGATAATGGGGGAGCCAGTTTCGAGCATGTACCTAACAATTATCTTGGTTGATACATAGCCACGGCAGAACCCGTCGGCTCTCATAATTATTCTGCGATGACGAATCTCGTTGGTCGAGTTGTTAATAATTTCTTTTGCTGGTGTCATTTCGGTTATCCCGTTGCTTCTTCAATTCCCGTGACTTCTTCAACCGGCAGGCGCCAGACCCGCAGGTCTCGGCGTCAATAATCACTTAACCCTCCATACTCGCCATCCATTACCATCCTTGCGTGATATAAACTCTATCCCTCTTGGGTCGCCCCATCTTTTAGCAATCGATATTGGACTGTGCTTGCACGTTGCAAGAAATGAATCGCCTACATCCATTTTTGAATATGGATAAATCCCAGGCCTTCCTGAATTTGAGTCATCAGCACTGGGCATTGGAATGTCCTTGTCTATTTCAATCATAACGCATCCATTAAATCTTTTGGTGTGAAATCAATCATACCAAATCATTAGTGTTCATCAATGAAATTTTGAGCCCGTTGCAAATAAATCACCAAAGCCCTATCATTGTTGCAGTTCATGAAACGTGGTTAAGACGATGCCAAATCCAAACCTGATGGCCTTTGACCGGCAATCCGCCCGCAGTGTTGACGCTGACGGGCGCCTGCATGTTGCAAAGACCAACATCAGCAAGGCAAATGTCTGCCCGTACTACGGGCGCGAAATCCCTAGCTGGCAGGAGCTGGGTCTGGATGGTGATAAGGTTTACCGCCTGTACCGCGATCCCGAAGAGTTGGCCAAGGGTGCCAGTACGTTCAATAACCTGCCAATCCTCAACAAGCACATTCGCGTAACGGTTGATGAGCCGAAGCAAGAGAATGTAGTTGGCTCCATTGGCTCGGACGTTTCATTCTCAGCTCCGTACCTTCAAGCGTCACTGTCATTCTGGGTTGCATCAGCGATCGCTGGCATAGAGTCGGAACAGCAATGCGAGCTGTCACCAGCCTACTACTATCGAGCGGATATGACCCCAGGGGTCTCTCCAGAAGGTGAGGCTTTTGACGGCTCCATGCGTGACATAGTTGGCAACCATTTAGCCGTCATTGAGACAGGCAGAACCGGCCCGGATGTTTACGTGGCTGACTCCACCCCGTTCACCAAGAACACCAAGAACACCAACCAAAAGGAAACCCCCGCCATGAAAATGAGCAAGCTGGGCAAAGCCCTTTTTGTCTCCCTTCGCGGCCTGTCCCCGACGATCGCACAGGACGCCGCTTTTGCGGCCCTGGTGGGGGATGCCAAGAAGGAAACCTTCAATAAAGCAACTGTGCTGAAAGGCATGCTGGCCATGGACTCCGAGATCGACCCTGAGAAAGCTGACGAGATCATCGACGCCGTTATCGGTGTCGAGGAGTCGCCAGATGCTGTCGAGCCTGATCGCGAGATGGGTCAGGACGAGCCTGATCTGATGGCCTTCTTGGCTGGCAAGCTGTCGCCGGAAGACTTGGAGGCCGTCAAGGGCATGATGGGCAGCGCGGAAGATGAAGCCCCAACCATGAAGCCGGAAGACGTCAATGCCACCGTCGAGGCCGCCATGGATTCCATGCGCGCCGGCTTTAAACAGCTGGAGCAGGCCAAAGTTGATGTCCGCCCCATCGTCGGTGATGTCATCGGCATGGATTCCGCAGAGCAGGTTTACCGCTTCGCCCTGGATCAGATGAGTGTGGAACACAAGGACATGCCGGCCCCTGGCCTGCGGACAATGTTTAACGCACTGAAAGACCGCCGAGCACCGGCAAAGCGTGATCCTCAGATGGCGCAGGACTCTGCCGCCACCGTGGACAAGTTCAACCTCAGCCGCTTCCGTCAAGCATAAGGAGCCTACAAAATGGGTTTTCAAACTACCGTAAACCTCCAGCAGGCTCCTGCAGTCGCTGGTGACTTTGCCACCGCCAACCCGCGCGCATCCTTCCCTGCTGGTGAAGGCCAGTATGTGGCTGGCGCAGCTGGCGTAACCGTCGGGCGCTTTGCGTGGATCGACGCCACCACTGGTCTGGTGTCCAACACCGGCACCGGCAAGCCGGATGGCTTTATCCACCGTGAACAGCAGGCGCTGATCACTGTGTATCTGGCAGAGGCCAGCAATCTGGTTCCGCAGGGTTTCCCTGTAACCGTGATGCGCACCGGCGATTACTGGGCAACCTCTACCGTTGCCGCTGCCACTAAGGGTCAGAAGGCTTTCGCCAAGCTGTCCGACGGCACCATCCAGCCTGGCGCTGCTGGCGCAACCATTGCCGGTTTCATCGAAACCGACTTCGTTATCACCCAAGGCTGCGCTCTCAACGAGCTGCTCGTCATGTCCCTGTAAGGAGCTGCCAACATGCCGCAACCCATCGATTTTCGCCAGCTGGCATCCCGTGCGGGGATCCACTTCATGGGTGTTCAGCCAATGGCGCTGGATACCGACTTTAGCCATGACATCGCTCTGGCTCAAGATGCCCAGCCCGGGCTGGTTACCGTGTCCAACTCCGGCATCCCGTCCTTTCTTACCACCTACATCGATCCGAAATTCATCGAGGTGCTGGTCTCCCCGATCGAAGCGGCCGAGGCTGTTGGTTCGGAAGTGAAGAAGGGTAGCTGGATCGACGAAACCGGTATGTTCCCTGTCGTGGAAGCCACCGGCCAGACCGCGGCCTATGGCGATTACAACAACGCCGGCTCCGCTGGTGTCAACACCAACTGGCCGCAACGCCAGAGCTTCCACTACCAAACCATTACCCAATGGGGCGAGAAGGAGTTGGAGCGAGCTGGTGCTGCCCGTATCGACTGGGCAAGCCAAGTTAACGCAGCTTCCGCACTGACCCTGAACAAGTTCCAGAACTTGTCCTACCTGTTCGGCGTGAAGAACCTGCAGAACTACGGCATGACCAACGATCCGGCGCTGCCCGCCAACCTGACCCCAGCCACTAAGGCGGCCGGCGGTGTTAAGTGGGTCGGCACTGGCGGCGTACCGAACGCCACCGCACTGGAGGTGCTGAAGGACATCCAGTCCATGTACTGGAACCTGCAATCTCGCCTGAAAGGCAACGTCAAGCTCAACAGTAACATGACCTTGATCATGTCACCGAATTCCGAGCTGGCGCTGACCTTCACTAACGAGTTCAACGTCAACGTTGCCGACCTGTTGAAGAAGAACTACCCGAACCTGAAGGTCAAGACCGTGCCGGAGTACGCCACCGCGTCCGGTGAGCTGGTTCAGCTGGTTGTCGATGACATCAAAGGTCAGCGCGCTTGGGATTGCTGCTTCACCGAGAAGATGCGAGCCCATCCGGTGTTCGTGGATCTGTCCAGCTTCAAGCAGAAGAAGAGCCAGGGTACCTGGGGCACCGTCATTTATCAACCGATGGCGGTACAGGGAATGCTCGGCGTCTGATGCTGTGCTAAGATGGGGGCGAAAGCCCCCTCTTTTGTTGAAGGTGATGATGATGAGTGATGAAGTGAAAGGAAAAGTGAAGCCGGGCGAAGTGGTTGTTCTTGCGTCTGGTTCCACTCAAATGACAGTAACTGATACTGATGGCAAGGCGGCTCGTTGTGCATACTGGAATGACGCGAAATGCTGCATCAGCTACACCACCACGATCCCCGTAGAATGCCTCAGTGTGGTGTGATGTATGAAACAATTTACCCCCGGTGAAATCGTCCGCCTACGCTCCGGCTCGCCAAGCATGACCGTCGAGCGAATCGCAGGCCGCAGCGTTGATTGCGCGTGGTTTGTGGATGGCATGTTGCGCACCGGGACTTTCGATGCTGATGCGCTGATGATTGACGAAAAAGGATCCAAACAATGAGCAATATTACCGTAGGTTGCCGCCTCCCACTGGGCCTTATCCTGCGACTGCAAGATGGCAGTGGCAACGAAACCCGCGTGGAGCTGCGCGGCCAGAACGCCGACATGAACGGCGCGATCTACATTCGCGAGACCATGTGCGGCTACACCGAAGTGGATGAAGACTTCTGGGACAAATGGTGCGAGCTGCACAAAGACTTCGAGCCGCTGATCAATGGTGACATTTTCGCCGAAGCCACCGAATCCAATGCTCGCAGCGCAGCCAAGGAGCGCGTCAAGAACAAGACCGGTCTTGAGGGTGCGGATCCGACCGAGAACGATCTGAAGAAGGCAAAGGATTAACCCATGGCGGCCGTCGTATTCGACCCGGTCGCCTTCAAGGCGGCCTATCCCGAGTTCAGCGCAGTACCTGATGCGGCTCTGGAGGGTTACTTCGTGCGGTCGCAGCTGTTCCTTGCCAACCAAGATTGCCCCGTGCCGGACGAGCAAAAGCGCCTGGCGCTGTACTGGCTGCTGGTGGCCCACATTGCCAAGTTGGCTGGTGCGCTGAGCCCCGGCGGCATCCCGGGGCCAGTTGGCCGCACATCCAGCGCGACAGAAGGTAGCGTCAGCGTGTCGCTGGAATTCAACGCGCACATGGGGGCGTCTTGGTTCATCCAGACATCCTATGGCGCCGAGTTCTGGCAGGCGACCGCCTATCTGCGCTCGTTCCGTTACGTGGCAAGACCGACGAGGTATTGATGGCAACTCTAACCGGCGGAGGCAAGCTGGCCGAGATAGCCAAGGGAATGGCCCCGGGCAAGCTGGACGTCGGCTTTATGTCCGGAGCCACCTACCCAGACGGCACCCCGGTTGCTCAAGTGGCATTCTGGAACGAATTTGGCACCAGCCGAGC